CAAAATTCATACTATATTTTTATATAACCAAATTTTAGATTATATATTTTTTTTTACTATATACTTTACTGCTTATTTTGCAATACTAAGAGTTAAATTCTTTCTCTTTTCTTTATCATATTCATTAAATCTTCCTCTGGTTAATGCCCCACATTCACATCTGTAAACAGGATACTTTCCTGCGGAAGTGTAATAAAATTTATCAGTCTTTTCTATGTGTTTACTTCCACAATTAGAACATACTGTTGTATCAGATTCAATATATAAACCTACATTAGGATGAGATTTTATCCAAGGTCTTAATATTAAATATATTTCTTCCAATAATTTCACATCCTGTATGTTATATATAAACATCTTATCTAAATGTACTTGTCTTGTATGGTCACTACCTTGCAAACAAGATTTCCAAAGATTAAATCCACTTTTTAATTTTCCTTCTAATCCAAAATAAGTAGCTAAAGCATCTAATTTATTACTAGGGAATTTAAAAGTAGAAGATACTACTTTCTTAGTGTCTATAGATTTAATACTTGAATAAGGAGACAACCCATGTATGATTGCTCTTGTATTTAATATAGGTATATCAAATTTATCTCCAAAATGTGCTATTACTATATCAGCTTCATCTAATAATTTCCACAAACTTTTAACGATTCTTTTATCATCAAATTGTTTTTAATTCATCTAATGTAATTTTATCTCCAAGTATCTCAGTATTATATAACCACTTAGCAGACCAAGTTAACATTATTGGGTCTTGTATAATCTGGTCTATAGATAAATTAACATTCCATCTCTGAAACGAATATGCTATAGAAGGAGAAATTTCAATATCAAACAATAATACTTTAGGAAGTTTTTTAATTTCTTCTGGTGTAAACCTTTTTATTTCATCCCTGACAATTTTTCTTGCTTCATAAATAGTTTCTTTATCACATTTCCATCTTCTACTTAAATTCCCTGCTCCATTATCCAATGCTTTTGGATACCTTCTAAACTTATCAATTACTTGTTGTAACGTCATTAGTATTTATTTAAATTTTTAATTCAAAAATTATTTTTTAGTACTTTTAGGTCTACTTCTCTGAATAGATTCTGTAGCCTTATTGTGTCTTATTGTTTCAGATAATTGCTTATCTGAAAGATTTGCTTGCCTACTTGCTTTATCTCTTTCTATAGCTATTTTCTTTTCACTAAGAGCTATTTTCTCTTCTTCTAACCTAATTTTATTAGCAGAATCTTCTTCACCACTTCCCCCGCCTGAATTTTCTGCTTTAATTAAAGCAATCTCTATATTGGTATTGGAAGCTAATTCTGCCTTATACATTTCCAAATCTCTATCAGCCTGTTTATCAGCAAGCATAGCTTCTTGTGCAGCCTGTTGAGCTTCAAGTTGTTTCTGCTCCATTTCCTGATTACGCTGGTTCATTGCCAATTCTTCTTCCTCAATAAGTTTAGCCATTTGAGTAATACTATCACTTCTAAGAACTTTAATTGGTAAAGTAAGAGAACCACCATTTTGTACATAAGCATGAGATAATTGCTCAATAATACTTCTGATTTTCAAATCATCAGAACTATCAGTACTAAATATATCATATTCGCTTGCAGCAAAATCTTCTCCGTTAACATCCATACTTACTCTTGCCATATCATCCATAATGAATGATATTTTTTTAGATTTATTATGTTTCCATAGTTGTTTTGCAGTATCAAGTAAAGCAAGCATTACCCTTTTCTTAGTTTCATCATGAATAAAGAACCATTTTTCTGTAATATGAGAACTCTGAGTTACAGCTCTTTCTACACCACCAACAGTTTCTCTATTATCAATTTGTCCCTGTCTTTGTTCAGTAATACCTGCAATTTGTCCCATTTGCTTCTCAATATGTTGAAGCATTAAAAGTAATTGTTGTATGTAGTTTCCACCATCAGCATCTAATACTTTACTCTGATTATTTAAATTACCTGCAATTTTTCCTGTAGCTGAACCTTTCTTCCCTTCATTAAATGAATCAATTACCATCCAACCTAATACATCACCATAATAAAGCCACATATCTTCTGACCATTCATCAGGTTTTTTAGATAAATCCAATTCATAGATTGGTCCTTTATATTTAGATATAGCAAGTTCCAATCTTCTCATATATACATTATAAAGATATTGATAAGGTTCCATTCTTGACATCAGAGATTTACCATAATCAGTTCCTACATACCCTAAAAAACACTTACTAGGATTATCAAAATGTCTCATTTGAACCTCTCTGGGTTGCATCTTTACATAAATATCATCTCCTAATCTTGTACCTTCATAAGCCTCATTTACCCATATCCATTTAACAGTTTCTCCTAATTCTTTCTTAGGCTCATAGGTTTCTGATACTAATCTTTCTTCTTCATCGCCTGTCTCAGGATTAAAAGATGTTAACCTACCTATCTTTCTTCTACCCATCCATCTTGTCCTTACAACCCTGATATTACCTTCAAAGTCAAAAGGAAGATTATAGGCACTAACGGAAACTATACCTCCATCATCTGTTTGTCCACCAAGTTGTGCAGAAGCCCAAAGAATAGGTTGAGCAGCCTGATGATTTAAAACTCCTGAATTATCATTACTTCTAAATCTTTCTAAACCAGTTTCCAAGTAAGTTATTTCCTCTGGTTTAAGATAATCATAAAACTCATCAATTACTTTACCTATAGGATCATAAGTTACTTCTACAATAATATCTGCATCCTCAATTTTATGTGAGTCTCCTTTTCGTAAAATATAAATATTCTTAGGGTCGCATTTAACTACAGATGGCTCTCCACCTATATTATCAATTCTGTAAATTTCTCTACCTTTTACTAAAGCATCCCTAAATCCCATAAAGAACTTCTTCTTCATATCCTGTTGTCTCCAGAGATATTCGAGTATTCTTGTAGCATACAATTCGTTTAAATCCTTATATTCATATTGAAAATATTTGGATACTTTTTGTATTTTCTGTTGTGCTTCCTCTTCATCACTTCCATGACTATACGCATAATCTCATTCTTTAAGTCTTCGTTTCTAAGAGAATATGCATCTTCATTTTTAGCCATTACTTTCCAGTCAAACTTACGTTTAACTTCTTCACCCTGAAGAAGGTCTATTTTAGGTACTGAAAGAGGATAATTTTTTATAGCTGCCGGAAAGACAGCTTCTTTTAGTTTCATAGGATTGAATACCTGTTCAATCTCACTTTCATCAATAATATCATTATCAAGATTTTCCCATACTTGCATTTTGTGGTGAAATACTGATTCACCATCGGAACGTAAAATAGCTAAATCTTCAGCACCCTCTAAACAATCCTTATACCATTGTTGGGTTTTTTTAAAAGTAGCTATTTTTTGGGAAGGGAAATGTAAAGGTGTATTCCTCATCGTATTAAATTTATTGCAAAGATACAAATTATTTATTTAAGTTGTATATTTATTTACGAAATTATTCATGTTGTTATGTACTTTATCTCTATTAAATCTCTTATAAGCATTACCCCAAAAGTTACTTTGACTTGTAGTTTTAATATTTTTTTCTTTTCTGGACTCAATTTGCAAAGTTAAATCTGCTCTATATATCATTAATATCAATAGTGCAGAAACTCTATCGGCATTTACATCTTTAGTATAACTTATTAATTCTTTTAATAATCCCAAAGTTCTAATAGTATAAAGTCTTTTCTTATCGGGGTTATGATAAGAAGGTTCTTCCAACCATTTAAGTGCCGCATGAGCAGCAAATATTTTTATTTTATCAGTCATATTAACTCCTAAAGACCTGTTACCTATACCTTCTCCTTTAGCTAATTCTTCATCTTTTAAAATTTTAGGAGAATCTGCAAGATAATATAAAGAATTTTTATTTTTAAAATATGCATATAATCCTTTCTTATTATTTTCATATAAATTCTTTGCACTATACAACACACATAATTTTCTTACATTTTCATAATAATCATCTGCGAAGTAAGTTCTTGCTGTATAATCTGCTACAATATCATCAGTCCATGTATCCAAAATAAGTGTGCTTTGTAAAGACCTTAAAATATTATCATTACCATCATCATCCACAGGGTCAGTAGCCATTATATATCTTCCGGGGAATGGATGACCATCATTATCCAGTTTAGGTTTCTGAAATATTTGTATACAGGCATCCATATCCTGATTCTTCTTGAGAGGATAGTCTGTAAGTACAGGTTTATCAGAAGGTATCATTTTAATAACTCCTTTAGTCTTTTCAACTAACTCTACATTATAACTTGCTTTTAGTAAAATAGGATTAGACTCCAAATCAGCTAAAGCCTCTTTTAATTCATGTACGGGAAAGAATGTTCCTTCCATTCTGAGAAAAATTTCAGAAGGAACTATAGGTTTATTAATAATAGTACCTTGTATCTTACTGGGACTTTTTGTAGCTTTAGCTTTTTCTCTTTCTTTTAAAATAAATTCTAAAGCCTTTTCTTCATTGGTAATAAGATTAGGACCTTCTTTAAATTTATTCATTGCCATCACACCAGATACAAAATACCCAATCTTACCTCTGTTTTCCCATTTATCCTCAAAAGCTAAACAATTGTATACTTCCGGATTATAAAGAATTTCCTGTGTATAAGTAACAGCTCCTCCAGAGGTTAACCCTCCTGTACCCAACGCATGAATAGTTAACCTTTTAAAATCTGCTACAGCCTGTGTATTTTCTATAGCTTCCCAAGTTTCCAATATATTATTCTGAAAACCTACCTCATCAATAAATACTTTATTTGGACGACCTCCAGATGCTGCAAAAGGATTATCTGCAAATGTAACATGTCCTATCTTACTTTTTGAATTTGTTGCTATAGCTTCCCTACCAACCATAAAGCTACCAGTATAATTTACAGCTAAAGGGGACGGATAAAATACAGCCTCTCCATTCACAGTTATCATTTTACCTCCGGGCAATCTTTCTATACCAGTTTTAACCTTATCCATCAATTTATTACTATACTTAGCATCAATAGCACCAACTATAGTTTCTGATTGTAAAGGGTTATTATTTTGTTTTAATTGAAGATATTCATCATAATCTCTTGCACCATCAAAGAGAAAGTTATGAACTATATTACCACTTGAATTATAACTGTTATGAGTAGGTACAAAATTTTCTAATAAGAATAAATGTTCCTCATTATCTACAGTTATACATCTTTGTAATGTTTTACCTAATTTTTCTACTTTAACTAAAGCAACTTTATCATGTTGTTTTCTTTTCTTAATTTTATCTAATTTTCTTTTTAGTTTAAAAATAGGTTTATCAGTTCTTATATATAATCTATACATAAGATTGATTGTGGTATAAAGAGTACCTTGAGGAAGTTTATGTATTCTTCCTCTTCTATCACTTACACCAATTGAACATCTTATTCCTAAAGACCTTAAAATATATGCTAAATCTTCTACTAATTGTTTAGAAGTATTACAAAATTCTATTACTCCATTATTTAAGATACAACCATCAGTATCCATAAGACCTCTTATTAATTCTAATCTTTGGTGTTCAGCAGAATACTTATAGATTTCGGGGATAAATTTATTATAATAAGTTGTATTTAAATTTAATTTTTTAAGTTGATTATATAATGGATTGTGTCCATATTTATGTTCTTTTTTATATTTATCACTTCCTTGATAAGATATTGAATAATTATTAGGTGTATGATTATCTCTGTGTAATTTAAAATTAGGTAATCTATTTCTAAATTCCTGTAAAATTTCTTCATCATCAGAAACTATTTTAGGAGTACTATTAGTTAAAGTACCATCTCCTATTAATGCACCTAATATATAAGGGTCTACAGGAAGTTCTTTTTCTTCATACTGTATAACATTTATATTAGGTAAATACCATTTAAAAGGACCCAATTCACCAGTTTTTTTATTTGGATTGCACCTTACTCCTTTTTCTAAAATATCTTTTGTTTCCACAGTAACAGTTACCCCACTAGGTTTCCACATCGTCCACTGGTGATTTAAACCACATTCTATTTCTCTACCATCTTCAAAAGTGAACTTATAAATATCTTTTTCTCCCTGTGGAAAAATACCAGTTACAGAAGTCTCTAATCCATCTCGTCCCAACACTTTATCTCCTAAGACTAAGGAATCAATTCTAACTTTTCCATTTATTGTTTCAACTAATTGATAGTCAGGTACTTCCTTCCCATAGCCTCTGGAACTCATTTCAATAATGTGTTTGGCAGAATTTAAATATACAGGTTTACCTAAATTTCCTTTATGTATTTTCTGTAGATAATCTCTTGCAGGAATATAAATTTTTCTGGTTCCGTCCTTTTTATACAGATTATTAAGATAAAATTGATTAACTTGTTGAGTATTAGTATCAGTACAAAGTTTCAATAATAATTCATCATCCATATATTCATCACTGTCTTTTGAAAGACCTCTGTGACAACTAAATTCCTCATCTTTTTCAAACCCTGAAAAACCACAAGCTTCTGCATATACAAAAGCTTTCTCCCAATCTATATCTCTTAACCAAGGTAATCCCAATCCTCTGTAAGTTCCCTGTTCAAAGATAATAGTATGAAAGTTTATATAATAATATAACTCTCCCGGCATCCATTTTCCACCAACCCACTCTCCCTCAATACACTTTCTTTTATGTAATCTGAACCACTCATCTCTTTCATACATCTCTGCAATAGGATGAAAATTAGGAATTTCAGGAATTTTGAATAAACTATTATTTATCATTATAATTCTTTAGCACAATAATTTTCTGTAAGTATTAAATCTAATTCTTCTGATTCTTTATAAATTGGTATTAATAAATTCTTTAAATATTCCATAGCCTCCTGATGAGTTTTAAATATTATATCAGCAGCTTCCAAAACAAAAGCATGATTATGAATATTTAAATCCTCCATTGAAATTATTGTATGTTTATGCTTATCATGTGACCATGCAAGTTCCATCATTGTGCCTATAGAAACATGTTCTGAACCTAGAAGATTAGCATATACTACATCTGATTGCTCAACCATCCATCTATCTCTTTCTACAATAGCATGATTACTAGATATTGAATCTCCATAACCTTCAGCTTTAAACTTTATCTCGGTCCTAAGATGTGTTTTACCATTCATAGGACATAATACTTCGTACCCCGCCTGAATTAATTCTTTAACAGTTACCTTATAATACTCTGTTACTTCTTCATAGGAATGACCACTAATAGGTCTTGCTAAATATATTTTCATAATTTTTTTGGGTCTATAAATGACATACTACTAACTCCTCCATCAAACCTCATATCTTCAAACTTCTGCCATTCAGGTCTTTCCCAACATTCTAATCCTGAATTATCTTCATCATAAAGGAGTTTATCAAATTCTTCTCTCAATTCTACAGGTATCTTATAATCATGACCATCATCATCCTGTACAAAACAATATCTTTCCATAACTATATTCTATTTGCATCACTTGCAGACAAAGGTTTCTTTCCTTTACCTGTCTTTAATGTTTCTTCTGTTAATTCTTTCTTAATCTTTCCATAATCCATGAATAACTTAGGAGTAGTTCCTAAAGCTTTATCCAATTGTTCAGCAGTACCTTTAACTAATACAGGAAGACCTGTTTTAGAATAAACATTATTTCCTTCCTTATTAGTTTTATATTCATCAAAATAATATTCTGTATTCTTTAAATATTTATCCCTTTTCTTCATAAACTCATTCCATTCATATAAAGACCTTTCTGCCTGAGTTAAAATAGTGTCTTTAAACAAAATTTCTATATCTTCATAATCATTCCAATTAAATTTTGGTTGTTTAAGATATTTATCTTTAATCATTTGCTCTTTATCAGGTAGATTATAGAATACACTACTAGGATGTACCTTTAAATAAAAAGCCCACATTATACTTGAACTTACAGTTTTATTTTTGGATGTATCATTATTATAAAAATCATCAAATATCATTATATAATCAGGATTCATTTTCCAAAAATTCTCATTACCTTTAAATATCTCCGGTGCTTGTATCATGTATTTCCCTTACTTTATTAAATCTACGTTTATTTACAAAAAAAGTACCTAAAAATCTTAAGTATATGTGTTTATAAGAACTATAGTCTTCTTTTATTCCTTTACTCATTTCTTGTTTAACATATTTCCAGATAGAAGACTCTACATCTTTAACTACCTGTACAGACACATTATACTTTTTCGCTATCTCCTCCCACTTTCTTAATACTTCTTTTTGAACTATTCTCATATTTTTTGATTATCTTCTTTATTGCAGCAATACCTTCATATACCTCATCCAATTCTCCACCTCTGAATATATACAATACTAGTTTAGCCATTATCTATTACTCCTATCATTTTAAGTATTTTTTTAAGTTCAGACTTATTTTTTATTTCTCCGTTAAAAATTTGAATATTTTTTTGTTTTGTTTCATTGTTATCTAATCTTATTACACAATGATTATCTTCAATAAAATATTTTATATAATATATTAAATGATTTTTTTCTAAACTTTCATAAATACATTTTTTTCCAAAAAATAATTGACAGTTTCTTATTTCTGTTTGAAAACTTTCTTGAATATTTTTATGACTAAATCCAAAACTTTCAATATCTTCTTTATCAAGATATTTAACTCTAATATGATGTTCACTCCAATCACATTCTTCTTCATTTAAAATAGTTTGAAAATGTGAATAATCTAAATAATCTTTAATCCATTTACCTTCTAAATGATTGAATCTTTCATACTCCATTCCAACATGTAATTCTGAAATATCTGGTGTATAATACTTATCCATCTGTTATAATAAATTTAAAATCCAATGAATAATCTTTATCTGGTATAATATCTAAAAATGGAAGTAATTTGTTATCCTTATCCAACACTTTCTTTTTCCTAAGTTTAGCTAAATAATCATTCAAACTACCTTCTTTCATATTAAGTCTCTCTCTCATAGTAACTTTATTCTCTTTAGAAAATATATATATCTGTCTTTTGTTAAAATCCTTAATATTTCTATTCTCATAATTCTGCAACATTATTTCTGCAAGCACATCTATCTCTCTTGTTCTTAATCCTCTGATAGGAGGAAATTTATTCATTAAGGTAAGTAATACCTTATAAAATATATTAATACTTAACTTTAATGGTATTCTCATGTCTAATCTTCTATTTTTACTTTATCTCCGGGTATATTTTTAATTTCTCCTTTATTGGATTCCTGTATACCAAGATTACTATATAATGCATTTATTACATTTTTCTCTTCAGGTGTAAATAAATTTCTAAATCCTGCTTTCTTTGTCTCGTTATTACACTTAGTAATAATCTGTATAAAAGTAGATATATCATTACTACTGGTATCATTAGTTAAACTAATAGTTAATCTATGTTCTGGTTCAATATATATCATACCTTTTTAGATTTATTTTTCATTAATGTCCAATACAGCTTTAATTGTTTAGGAGTCAATCCACTAAGATATTCACCCATATTTAATTCTGAAGCCTGTATTACTATAAAATCATAATTTTTTTCATCAAATTTTACCCTCACACCATCTTCTGTTACATATATCTTTCCATCTACAAGGTCATCAATATCAACATCTTCCAGAGGATAAGAATAGTTTTCATATACTATCATAATTTCTATTATTATTGTTTCTACAAAGTTACGAAAAAAAAATAAAAGCCCCAAATATTTTGAGGCTTTTTTTTCACTCCTTTTAAATTTAAATTATGCAGACTTTTTCCCCAACTTTCTCAATTCCCATCCTTTAGGTTCCTTCCTTATATAAGTACCTTGTCCTTCTGGTAATCCCGGAATATTTGTCA